GCTGTTACCCATGCGATACGGGCTAATGCTCATGCCGTCTAAACCTACGCCGCCAGTTTGACTGACCTGCCTGGCCTGCCAAATATCTACCGCCAAAATCATGGCCGCTTCTCTAACACTTGGCGTATTAACGTAAGTGGCTGTTTTTGTATCCTCGCCTGTAGCTGTTCCATAAGGCAATACACGGCGGAAATTCTGATTAGCTGCAGTCTTTGCATATTGGATAAAGCTATAACCCTGCGGATATTGGAAATAATTTAGCTGCAAATTAAATGCAGGCAAAATATTAGCTGTACCTGTTGAAAAAGGAATAGTGCCAGTAATTGTATAAGTGCCGTTAAAAGTTGATCCAGCCCCAGCAATCGTTACCGACTCTGTAGCGGTAAATATGCCAGGGTTGGCAATCATTACGGTGGCAACGTTATTTACTAATGCAGTTCCTACAACTGGCGCAGAATCAAACCATAGAAAACTATTTATTTGATCCTGAGCAGATTGGCAAACTTCTTCCACCGTACTATCTGAGTAGAGAGTACCGATGCCTAAATTGGCACGTAGCTCGGCTACGGTAACGTAACTAGCTGGCATCGGTACTCCTTACTTAGTAGGGGTTGGTAGGGCAAAGGGCTAATGCCCTACCAACTATTAGGGTTATGGATCAGGTTAGGTTGTAACGAACTAGACCCTTTGGCATCTTGACGATTGTCGCCATAAAGCCATAGATCGCGATTTGAATTTGTAGATTTGATACTACGTTAACTGACATGTAAGCCTGTGGGCTGCGGTAAACGGTCATAGCCTCTGGTGCAACAATAAAGGCTGAATCGTCAATCGTTGTTGATACCATTTGGTGATCTACATATAGATCGAGGCCAAGTACGTTGCCGCGAATAGATGTAGGTGTTGATAGGCCGCCTGAGTTCATTGGCTGAGCCGCGTTATAGATTGGGCGACCTGTTGAATCTGTTGCACCCATTAATAGTGACCATTGTGAAGGGCCAGCTACGTAATTTCTAGCAAAATAGCTAGTGTTTTTGTAAATATTGGCAGACTCTGTTGATACGTAAGAGATAATGCCAGCAGATGTAGCTGCTACTGCAGTACCTTGTACGCCACCTGCTACAACATCTGCAATTACTGCTGCATCTGTTGCAAGAGAATAAGCTCGCTGTAACTGGTTAGTCAATTCCTGATAAAAATTCGGATCTGATCTTTCAAGCAACTCAATACTTAGCGTATTCATGCCTGAATATTTTTTAACAGTTCCATTTAAATATTGTGTAACCATGCCTGTATTTTGTACTGCGCCAGCCTCAGCCTCAACTGTTACTACAGGGGCCTCGCCTGCCTGACCGCCTGCGCTAGTTACAAGTGATGGCACAGAAATCGTCATACCAGAATTTGGTAAAACACCTTGGCTTAGCGCATTAATCATAGGTGTATCAAAGTTTGTGTTAGATACAAACTCAGATAGATACTGTGTTGGATTAAATGCAGGGTTTGTGCTAAAAGAATCATCTGCAGCTGTTACGTAGAGAATTGAATCGCGATCGCCCATGGCGGCCTTGATCTTATGCTCTGTGTACTTTGCCATTGATGTAATCGGTGTGCGTAGTGTTTGGCTATCTAAAACAGATGGGCGAATAATTGGGCGAGATGCCTCAACTGGTGCAGCCTCAACTGATTTTTCTGCTGGTACATCTGGTGAATCTATAGGGGCTGTAGTCACAGCTGGATCTCCTTCGGTTTCGGTTTCGGTTTCAGTTTCGATTTCTACGATCGTCGTATTAATCGTTGTTGTTTTTGTGCTGTTACTTGTTGCTGCCTCTAGTGCAGCTTTAGCAGCTGCAATATCAGTTACGGCCGCTGAATCAAAGGCAGCCGACTCCACTAGGCTTACCTCTTTAAGGACTGCAGCGGTAACTAACAGGTAATCTTTCATCGGCTTAGATGCGGTTACATCCACACCTACGGATAAGCCAGATACTAGATTTTCCTGAGCAAGTACTAGCGCATCCTGTCCACGGGTGCTACTAGAAATTTTGAACGATCCATAAACACCGTCGGTACTATCGCTAAAGTTTGTAGCACGGCCTACTGGCTTAGTGCTGTCATGCTGCATTAATAATTTAATTTTTGTTGCATCTGGAATTGAAATTGAGCCGCGTTCAAATACAACAGGGCCAGCAGATGTATAGCCAACCTCGTTATACGGTGCGATCTTTCCAGAAATAATACGGCGATCTCCATCGGCCGCCTCGATTGCGTTATTAAACGTTAGGTGCAACATTTACTGTATCTCCTGATCCATTTGGCGTTAGCTGTTCCATTTCTTGTGCTTGCGATACATCTATTAAGCCAAGGTTTAACATTTTTTCGATTGAATCTAAACGCGCCATAGTGTCTGCGCGTAAGAAAGTTTCATCAATCGCAAAACGCACACGATTTCCATGCGCGGTTAGATCATCCATACTAAGCCTGTTTTCAATGGCACTTATGTATGGCTGTAATGAGTAAGCTACAAATTCTTTACGGCCATCTAAAATATTTTGATATGTCATGCTGTTATTCATATCTGCAGAAATGTAATAAGCAGGCACGTTCATTAAACGCGCAATCTCAGTAGCAAGGTATTGGCTACTTTCGTTATAGGTCATATCTTTAGGGCTAAAGCCAATATTTTGCGCCTCTAAAGTGCTAGTTAAATATGCAGTACTGCGATTTTGTCTAGCCGATTTCCACGCAGCTAATAAACCTTGAATTTGTGCTTCAGGTAAATCCGCGCCTGTATTTTTCAGCACCGTGGTGGCCATCGGTGTGGCTGCTGCTACCGCTGCAGCTTTTTGAATATCTAACGCAGCTTGAATAGTACGGCCGCCAGTTTGTAATACGCCAGGTAGTAATGATTGAAATGTAACAAGTGAACCAATGCCATCCATAGGTACGCGAACACCATTAACTGCGTAATACTCAACTTCGTCACCGTATTTATTTGTAGTTACAGTAACGCGAGTATTTGCAATAAATTCAAAACCTGAAGGGCGGTTGTCATCGGCGTACAAACTGGTCACCCTAAGATAAGCCACGCCATAGAACAGCAACGCATCAACGAGGTAGGCCAGGGTAACGCTTTGTGGTTGGCGAATATCCATTTGATCTAGCCATATTGGATTTTCTAATTTCTTACCTGTGGATTTTTTATACAAGCCAAGATCAATGCTGGAAATTACGCCCGCTATAAGGTTTCTGCAGCGACTAACGCTTGGTACTTGGAGCGCAATATTGCGATCCATCGCAACGCCATAACCGTAATTTGATAGGCCGCTGTTATAGCTATACATGCCAACACCATAAGTGCTATCCATAATGGCAGGGGCATACTGGGCAGTTACCTCTGCCGTACCCTTTAAGCCTCAAGTTTCCAGTAATCCCAGAAGGGGGATTTTCTCAAAATGTCAAGCACATATCCGATTTGAGTGGGCGTGTCGCGCATATTCTTTATATTTACGGCGTGTCGCTGTCTTGACATTGTATGCACAAAGGCTATAGTTATCTCACAGGCAGTAACTAACTAAGGGGCTAAAAATGGATAAAGTAAAAGTTGATCTATATCTTAACGATGTTTATTTCGAGTATTTATGGGATAACTCAATGGCTTGGCAAGACTATAGCGCAGACTGGAAAGCTCAAGATGGGCGTTTTGATCCAATGCCAGACTTTAACTTCAAATGGGCTTATTTCTTTGATACGTTTATCAATGCAGTAGCGGCATTAGGTTATTTAGAGGCACAAGGCGAATATGCAGAACTACACACCGATAAAGCTGGAGGATGGCTAATTGTTTCTAATTTTGCCAGCCCGTGCCACCGATGAGCTTTACACCTATTAGATCAATACGGATTTCCCAACAAATTTGGGATGCGGTTAAAGCTAAAGCTGCAGCGCAAAATGACACGGTAAGCCATATAGTTGTAAAGCTATTAACTGATTGGCTTAAAAGCTAAGCGTATATTTTGGCTTCCTGCATTGGCTTAGATAAATGCATTACTAACATGGCCGCTGAAATCGGCGCGGCTACGCTGCCGCTGCTGCGTTTGCGGATGATACGCCAGGCTTGATCGTTGCTTTTAGCAGCTACGTTATCCATAGACTCATTTAAGAATTCTTGATTGCCGTGAACTA